GATGCGTTTCCGCCTGAAGAGGATTAAAATAAAAAGGTAGGAAGTACCTTAAACTTCGGTAGGTGGTAGGCTTCGAGTTTTTAAGAGGAGCAAACAAAATGGACACAGAATTTGTAGAATTACACAAGCCATGTCCTGTTTGTAATAGTAGTGATGCGTGTTCTATTAACGAAGACGGATCAGCAAAATGTTTTAGTTGTGATGAATTTTTTCCAGACTATTACAAGACAACAGGTGAGGTGAACCCAATGACAGTAGCAACAGTAACAAATATAAAAAGAAAAAATGTATTAGAAGTTCCTAAGAATGGAATCTTCACAAGGATAGAGAATAGAAACATAGCTGAAAAGACTGCTAGAAAATATGGTGTAAAGGTTGTTCTGCATGGTAATGAAATATGCGATCAAGTCTTTCCTTACTATGCTGATAACCAACTAGTCGCAACGAAAGTTAAATTCAAAAAGGATGGGCTAGATAAAAACTTCAAGGTAACTGGATTTCTGCACGAAAGTGGGCTGTTCGGTGAACAACTATTCAAGAGTGGTGGCAAGTATTTAACCATCGTTGAAGGAGAATACGATGCGCTTGCTGCATATGAAATGTTGGGAAGTAAGTGGGCAGTAGTTAGTATTAAGACAGGTGCACAAGGCGCAGTTCGTGATGTAAAAGATAGCCTTGAGTTTGTGGAAAGCTTTGACAATGTGGTTATCTGCTTTGACAGAGACAAGGCAGGTCAAAAAGCTGCTAAGAACGTAGCTCGGATACTGACTCCTGGAAAAGCAAAGCTAATGCGGATACCTAATGGTTTCAAAGATGCTAATGATATGCTTATGGCAGGTGCTAAGAATGCTTTTAATCAATCGTGGTGGGAATCTAAAATTTATACACCATCAGGTGTTATAAACGTATCAGAATACAAACTTAAATTCTTTACAAGAGAAAAGAAGAAGAGTGTTCCTTATCCATATGAAGGATTGAACAGAAAGCTTTACGGATTAAGAGCAGGTGAATTGGTTACTATTTGTGGTGGCACAGGTCTTGGTAAGAGTAGTGTAACTAGAGAACTAGAGCACTGGCTCATAAAAGAAACAGATGATAACGTAGGCATAATAGCTTTAGAAGAAGATCCTAACAGAACCATTAGTGGTATCTTATCTATTGAAGCTAATGCTAGATTGTATATAGATCAGGAACTTGAGAAATTTTCAGAAGAAGAAATAAACAAGCACTTTGATATTCTCTACAACGGAGACAATGAGAATAGAGTATGGATTCATGCACACTTCGGAACTAATTCTATAGAAGAGATCTTTTCTAAGCTGAGATACATGATCGTTGGTTGTGATTGTAAGTGGATAGTAATAGACCACTTACACATGTTAGTCAGCGCAGTAAATGAAGGCGATGAACGAAGGGCCATAGATAGAATTATGACACAGCTCAGAAGTATCGTTGAAGAAACTGGAGCAGGAATAATATTGGTATCTCATCTACGTAGGGTAATAGGCAACAAAGGACACGAAGATGGAATACAGGTTAATCTTAGTCACTTGCGCGGGTCCCAGGCAATAGCTCAACTATCCGACTGCGTTTTAGCCTTGGAAAGAAACCAACAAGCAGACGATCCTGACGAAGCTAACACAACAGTATTGAGAGTATTAAAATCCAGGTACACAGGTGATGTTGGTTATGCAACAAAGCTCCTGTATGATAGAGAAACAGGTAGGCTATCAGAGATAGCCACAGAAGATTACGAAGAAGAAGGAACTGATCTGGAGTTTAATGAGTATGCTTAGTTTAGTTTTTGATATAGAAACAGATGATTTAAAAGCCACTAAAGTGTGGTGTATTTGTGCTCAAGATTCTGAGTCTGGTAGAATATATAAATTTGCTCCTCACCAGCTAGACTCAGGTCTTGAGTTACTTCAAAAAGCAGACACATTAATAGGACACAACATAATAGGATTTGATGTTCCTATTATCCAAAAACTTTTAAGAGTAGATCTTAGTGATAAGATATTAATAGACACCCTCGTATTATCTCGTTTATTTAATCCTTCAAGAGAAGGTGGACATAGCCTAGCAATGTGGGGATACAGATTAAAATATCCTAAAGGTAATTTTGAAGAGTTTGAAACCTATTCACCTAAGATGTTGGAGTATTGTGCGAGAGATGTTCAAATAAATAAGCTTGTTTTGGAAGCTCTTAAGAAAGAATCAAAAGGATTTTCCAAAGAAAGTGTAGAGCTTGAACATGGAGTAAGTCTTCTTATGAAACGACAGGAAGAAGATGGTTTTGAATTTGATGAACAACAAGCAGAAAAATTACTAGCACACCTTTACAAAAGGATGGGAGAAGTAGAAGACGTAGTACATAAAACATTCAAACCTAGAAAAGTGTTTGAGAAAATCGTTCCGTCTTATAAGAAAGATGGTTCTCTTTCTAAGCTAGGCTTTAACGAAACAACAAAGAAGAGAGTACATCTTCTTGATGAAGAATATACATTACTTAAACTTGGAACACCTAGCTTTATTAGGACACACGAAGAAGAGTTTAACCTAGGATCAAGGAAACAAATAGGAGAATACTTACAAGACTTTGGTTGGAAACCTAAGAAGCGTACACCAACTGGTCTACCTATGGTAGATGAAAAGACTTTAAGCAGAATAAAAAATATTCCTGAGGCTAAATTGATAGCTGAATATCTTTTACTTCAAAAAAGAATCGCACAGATTGAATCCTGGGTAGAGGCTGTTGAAGGTGACGGAAGAGTACATGGTTTTGTTATACCTAATGGTACGATCACAGGTCGTATGGCACATAGGAAACCTAACATGGCACAAGTGCCGTCAGTAAAGAGTCCTTATGGTACTGAATGTAGAGCTTGTTGGACTGTACCCAAAGGATATAAATTAATAGGTGTTGATGCAAGTAGCCTTGAATTAAGAATGCTTGCTCACTATATGAAAGACGAGGACTTTACAAATGAGATCATTAACGGAGACATACATGCCCGCAATCAAAAAATTGCAGGACTTAAATCAAGACATCAGGCGAAGACTTTCATCTATGCCTTACTCTACGGAGCAGGAGATGCCAAGCTTGGTCAAGTGGTTGGAGGAAGCAAAGATACTGGTAGAAAACTTAGAGAACATTTCTTTGATAGTCAACCAACATTTAAGACTCTACGAGATAGAGTTACAAAAGCAGCAACGAAAGGTTTCGTTAAAGGAATCGATGGAAGACTTATACATATAAGGAATGCTTATTCTGCTTTGAATAGTTTGTTACAAGGAGGTGGTGCTATCGTAATGAAACGAGCATTAATTATACTGAATAATAAAGCTGACAAAAGAAACTTAGATTATAAGTTTGTTGCTAATATTCATGACGAGTGGCAAGTTGAGGTACATGATGCTCATGCCGAATACTTTGGAAAGCTTGCAATAAAAGCAATACAAGAAGCAGGAGAATACTACAAGATGAAGTGTCCTCTTGATGCTAAATATAAAATAGGAGAAGATTGGAGTGAAACGCACTAATAAACATATGGGATATACAGCATCCTGGAATTATAGAAAAGATCCGAAATGCAGTACTTGTTCTGTGCCTTTAGTTAAAGACCAGAACGATGATGATTATAATTGGAGACCAGCAAGAGTTGCGAGACATACCTACATGTGTAACCCTTGTTCAAATAGAGAACGAATGTATTATTACAACAAGAAAAGAATACATACATATACTAGAGAATATGTTGCACGTTTTAATCAGATCAAAGAAGGCTTTGTATATCTATTAACTAATCCTGCTTGGAAAGGTTGGATCAAAGCTGGCATGGCTGTTGATGCAAAGGATAGATGTAAGTCTTATCAAACAGGTAGTCCTCATAGAGATTACGAACTACAACACAAAAGATTTTTTAAGAATAGAAAACTAGCAGAATCTACAGCACATGATATTCTTGCTGAACTAGCTGAAGAAAGAAATGGAGAATGGTTTAAGATAAATAAAAGGGTTGCTCAAGAAGCAATAGACAAAATATGAAAAAGAAAAAAACGCTAGATACCTTAGTACAAGACATCTACGATAAGTTAGATGAACTTACTGATGGTACTGCATTAGACATATCTGATCAAACAGCTAACAATTTTGGTGATGCTATGAAACAAGCATTAGTAAATTGGGGAACACCTTACACGAAAGATACACAAAGATTAAGAATGTCTAACATAGGTAAACCTAATAGACAACTGTGGTATGATATGAAATCAAAAGCAAAGACTAAATCTTTTTCTGCGCCTGTACAGATTAAGTTCCTGTATGGGCACATACTAGAAGAAGTAGTACTGTTCCTAGTTCGTTTGGCAGAACACGAAGTTACTTCCGAACAGAAGGAAGTTAATGTTGATGGGATCAAAGGACACATGGATTGTAAGATTGATGGTGAAGTAGTAGATGTTAAGACAGCTTCAGGTTTTGCTTTCAGAAAGTTTAAGGAAGGAACACTTCCTGATGATGATCCGTTTGGTTACATGGCACAGATAGCAGGTTACGAAGAAAGCGAAGGCACAAACAAAGGTGGTTTTCTTACATTAAACAAAGAGAACGGAGAACTATCTCTATTTAGACCAGACGAGTTAGATAAACCTAACATAAAAGCTAGAATAAAATTACTAAGAGAGCAATTAGAAGAAGACACACCTCCTGATTTTTGTTATCCCACTATACCTGATGGTAAATCTGGTAACATGAAACTTGCTAGAGGCTGTGTATATTGCAGACATAAGTTTGAATGTCGTAAAGATTCTAACATAGGCATGGGCCTTAGAGTTTTTAAATATGCTAAGAAGTTTGAGTACTTAACAAATGTTGCAAAACTACCACGAGTAAAGGAGGTTACAAATGAATGGAAGAAACGCTAAAAAGTATAGGAAGATAGGTAAACAGATATTAGTAGAATGGTTACACTCAGTTATTCCTGATGATGCAGATAAAACTTTAATTGATATGAATAATTTAGAAGAGTTTCTATCAGATCAAACACATATTTATCTTAACAGAAAGTTTTTACTTAGTGCTTACTCTTTGAAATGGATTTACAAACGAGTTAAAAGAAATCCCGATTTAACTTTGAAACAATTACAAAGAGATTTGAAACTAGAGCAAGGACTAACACAAGCACAAACATCATCTTATTTTCTATGAAAAAAACTAAGAAGATTAGAGAGCTACAAGATACAGGTGAGATTGAAATTGATGTTAATACAATTGAACTAGAAGAATTATTGATAGCATTAGGCGGTGTTCTGTTTGCAGGTGCAGAGATACAAGAGATAGAAGTACCTTTATTATCTCGTTTAGAAGATTTAATACAAGCAGAGATACTTATTCGTGAAAATAATCTACGTCCTGCTCCCAAAGGAGAGACAATGCACTAATGAAAAGAAAACCTAGAAAGAAAAGACCAATAGAGAAAGGACTA